CAAAGGACTTCCTATCGGCGGCTGAAAGAACACGTTCAGAAAAACGAGCTAGACGCTAATTTCATTCTAAAGTGCGACGAAATGCTTGATGCTTACGCATCTCCCAAGAATTACATCTCCTGGAATGAATACGCAAAAATCTGCCTTCTTACTGGCTGCGCAAAAAGCTGGCAGGCCGGTCTTCTTAAAAGTGATGTTCGCGCTGTAGTCGCCTGCACCACATTTCGATCTGCAATTCTGGCGAATGCTTGCGCTAGGTACGTCAGCCCGCAAATCATAGAATCCTTTGCGCAGACTTCACTTCCAGAGCTACCGCCAGAGATAACTGAAGTTTTGCCGCATGTTCATCTAATGCTTCCTCGCGGTACTGTCTATGACGCAGAGGGCGATGAGGTGATCTCCATTATGGTTAAGTCTGGAAATCTTTATCCGGGCGAACCGAGCGAGAACGATCGAGTCGCAGTAAAAACTTTTTTCCCTGGCGAAAAGCTGGTGCCTCAAGAGCTGCAGGACGCGAAGGGGCTTCAAATTGTTACTTTTACCGGGACTGGGATGGATGTTTTTCAAGAATTTGTAAGTCCTGGCGCAAGGAGTTGGCACGAGTCGGAAATAAAAGATCTTGGCGAATCTAAGTATAAGTGTGCTAATACGCAAAAAATAATTAAAATTGCCGTCAACTCTTTATTGGTGCATTTATACGAGCCAGAGCTAATTACTACCGACCCGAAACCCGTTACGAAAGGAATTGGCTTTTCTGCCAAAAGTAAGGCTCCGCTGTCCCCTACGTGGATTGGCAAAGCTTTTCGCAATACAAGCGAGCGTCATCGCTCCAAGACAGAAGATTCGGCGCGTGGCAATGTTAGGTCTCACTGGAGACGCGGCCATTGGCATAGCGTTTGCGTTGGACCAAAGAAAAGCGAAAGGCGGGTTCAGTGGTTCAAGCCTGTTTACGTTAACCCATCACTAGGACTTCCTTGAGTTGACCAGCCCCTTGGGGGAAGCTATTCTAATATCAGTGTGCCACCTAAGGGCTCCTCGTGACTCAAGAAAAGCAGCAAAGGATCGAGACGCTTAAAAAAGAGATCAGAGCCTGTAGAGGTTGGCGCAGCTTTTGCGGTACGCTTGGCCTGTTTGCGACTGTTCTAATTCCTTTGTCTATTTTATTCGGCAACAGGACGCTTGGCCTTTGCGCAGTTTCCTGGATTGCTGGCAGTCTTTTTGCTTTTCTTTCAGAAGCGGCGAAGTCAAGGCGCAATGAACTGGAAGATGAAATTTGCGCCATCGAGCTGTCGAGCCAGGTGAGCGCGGCTTTTGAAAATGCTGCACGTCGGGCGGTTGAAACTAGCTTTGGCCCTATTGGCATGAACTAAGTTATGGAACCGTTGGCGCTTACAACTTCCCAAAGGTTTGAAATCGAAAGATTTTCAAGGGCCATTGATGCTACAGATGACGTAGCTGCATTAAAAAGCATTGCAAATCAATTGCTCAGGGCCTGGATGGCGCAAAAAGCCGCTACCGTTTGGGCGATGAAGCAGACCATGCCTGCGCCGCTTTCCAGCCATGATTGAATGTTGGCTTACAGTACAGGTAGACCCTCAGAGAACCATGGATGTGCGTGTAAGTGGAGATAGTTACGCTGACGTGGCGGAGAGGTACAAGGAGAAGGACGGCCTGAAGGTTATAGTCGTCAGACCATGCCACCAGCCGGAGGATGTCGATGCCTGAGCCAGCGCTTACGCAATGCTTCACCGACCTTGTACGAAGCCTGCGGGCAGGCGGCTTGAAGTCACCTGTATCAATTCAGCTTGCGAGCAAAGAAGAAGCTTTTAAGATTGTTCGGGAAATAGAGCCGGCTGGATGGCTTGCGGGCTCCGCGTCTTGCAAATCTATCATGGACGACATTGAGTCCGGTAAGATGCAGAGCTTCCTGCTATTTAGTATTGAATTTTGGTGGCGGCCTGGCCCGGTAGTCATCGAAGCCCGGCAAGAGCTGAAGGCGGCGGCCTAAGACGATGCCAGCACGAGCAAGAGCAAGCGCCTACGCCGATCGAGCGGCAGCTAGCGGCCTGGGCCTGCTGGCAGATACCACAATCCTGCAGAAGCTCAAGCGTCGGGCGAACTCAAGCTTTGACGTGCAAGCGGCTGAGGCAAGGATTATCGAGGACTTGCTTCCGTATCAGAGAGACTTCGCCACTGACTTTGAACATAAGTACGTTGGCTTTTGTGGTGGTTATGGCTCGGGCAAAACTTATACCCTGGTCGTGAAGCAGGTATTGCTGTGCTTCCGTTCGCAAGGATTTACGCATTTGTTTCTTGAGCCTACCATTCCCTTGATTGATGACGTTGCGCTGCCAACATGGAACCTAATTTTAGAGAAATACGGCATTCCCCATACCTTTAGGGTATCACCTAGGCCAGTTTTCAAGCTTCTACTGCCTGGTGGCGAGACACCGATACTTCTTCGCTCAATGGAGAACTATGAACGTCTCATCGGGGTCAATGCTGCAAGCATCGCTTCTGATGAAACTGATACAACTCGTCAAGAAGTTGCTGAAAAAGCAATGATTAGGCTGCAAGGCCGTGTTCGCGTTGGTAACTGCCCTCAGATTGCAGCAGCCTCAACGCCTGAGGGCTACGGCTTCATGTACACCTTTTTTGAAGAGCAAAAAGCGGACAACAAAAGGCTGTATCGAGGCAAGTCAGAAGACAATCCATATCTTGACAAAGACTTTGTTGAAGACCTTAAGAGCAAGTACCATCCGCAGCTTGTCAAAGCTTACCTTAATGGTGAATTTGTAAACCTTGAGTCTGCCACTGTCTTCTACGAATTCGACAGGACAAAGCATACGACTGGCGTATTCCTGCCAGAGCCCGCCGAAAGAATTGTATTTGGCGCGGACTTTAACGTTGGCCATTGCCACGCTCTTTACGGAGTCATCAGGGCTGGCCAAAGGGGGCAGGAGCTGCATTGCTTTGCAGAGTCGAAGGTGGCCGATACCTTCGCTTTGGTGACCCATCTCCAGCACAAGTACCCTCGGCACCTTGCTGCTGGATTGATTACCTGTTACCCAGACGCCAGCGGCTCTCATGATTCGACTTCATCAACGCAAAGCGACCACGAGATTCTTCGCGGTGCTGGCGTAAAAGTTGTAGCGGAGCGGAGAAATCCTTATGTTGCAGAAACGCTTGCTCATGCGAATGTTCACATGCACCGCAACCTAGTTTTTCTAAATCCAACGACATGCCACGATACCATCAACGCGGTCGAGCGGTGGTCTTATGACCCCAAAACATTGAAGCCATCAAAAGGCGGGGCTACCGATTATTCTCACCCTGGAGACGCTTTGAGATACCTGACTTGGCAGGTTTTTCAGCGTGCTGGCTCCAGAGCTGGTCATGGTGGTCGCTGGAGATGATAAAATTCCGATGCACCAGCGGTCGCCTTTCGGCGGGCACGACAAAAGATCGCTGAAACGTTGTTTGAAGGCTTTGGAGAAATCCAAGGCCTTTGTGCTCTGGGCTAAACTCTATTCATCCGGCGGCGTGGTCCTGTGCCTTCAATCGACGTTCCCAATTCCATCATCCTGAGCGCCGATGATGTTCCCATTCCTTTTGATAGGAGGTCGCCGGAGACCGAGAAAGTTTATGCGGAAGTCACTGACGTAGACGCATATTCAATTGATCAGGCAGAGCAGGTTTCAAGAATTCTTCCTATTAGGTTTTGCACCCTTCCAGAGTTTTATCTTGATGAAGCGATAGACGGTTACATCCCCAAAGACTATCAAGAGAACGGTGACAGCTATAACGTTCGCAAGACGCGAGCGATGACTTGTTTTGAGCCGTTTTACTCACACTATGTAGATATTATTGTTGGTACGGCCCTTAGGAAAGGCGTCATTCTTCCGCAGGAGCTTCCAGAAGAATGGGACAAGTTTTTTGAAAATGCAAACCTTGAGGGAAAGTCAATTACGTCTTTTGCTAAGACTCTGTTTACTGAAGCCTTGAATGGCGGCGTTGCTGGCATGATGGCTGACTACCCAAGGGTTGAGAATGCTGATAAAGCTGCTCAGCGCAAAATGGGCCTTCGCCCGTATTTTACAATTATCAAGGTTGACGACATTCTTGATTGCCGGCACGAAAATGGGCCTGTAACGATCAATGGCATCACTTCCTATGAAGCCAAGGTTGTTTACCTAAGGATTAAATCAGAGATCAGAAGGGCCAGTATTGTCAATGAGCACTACGAAGAAGTTGTGCCGACTGTTGTGGTTTACGATATTCCCGAGGAGGGCTCAAAAGTTCGCGTTCGTGTTTATGAAAAGAACGTTACAGGGCATCCTCACGAATACTTTTTGCCAGAAGACGGCGAAACTTATCTTTCGATTGACTACATCCCGTTTGTTCCCTGCTATGGCGGCAAGGAAGAGGCTTTCTGCCGTGCAAGGCCACTTCTGTTTGACATTGCAAGGCTTAACTTGCATCACTGGGCAACATCGGCAGACCTTGCAGAGACAATTCACCTGAATTCTTCTCCCCTGTTGACGGGCACTGGCGTTAGGCCAGACGATGAAATTTATGCTGGCTCTGGTCGCAGCCTTTTCAGTCAAAATGAAAATGCAAGGTTTGGCATGGTATCGCCTGGCATGGATG